AAAAGCCCAAGAGGCATATGAAAATGATTTTGTTGATGGAGTAACCACTGGAATTAAAGAACTTGTCACACAAGTGAAGACTGGTTGGGGAATGTATGACAACCCTGGAACTGGTATTTTTATGTTGGCAATACCTGCTGAAATAGTTGAGGAAACACTTAATGAGTTACTATTACACTGTGGTGATGGAGATATTATTATTGATTGCAGCGATAGTTACTTTAAGGACAGTAGGAGGAGGGCAGAGCACCTCTCAAAATTTGGCATCCAATATATTGATTGTGGCATTAGTGGTGGTGTTCATGGTATGGAGCGTGGATACTGTCTTATGGTTGGGGGTGCATCTACAACAATATCTGCTTGCGCTCCAATCTTTCGGTCACTCTCGCCTGGTATTGCCTCTGCCCCCCGCACTGATCCATACAGGGGTGCAACCAGTGCTGAATATGGTTGGTTACATTGTGGACCACCAGGTGCTGGTCACTTTGTGAAGATGATTCACAATGGTATAGAGTATGGAATTATGCAAGCATACGCTGAGGGATTTGAAATCTTAAACTCAGCAAATCTAGGAAGGAGTTATGTTGAAGGAGCAGGAGCCAAAGGTGCTCCCATGGCAGACCCAGAAAATTACTGCTATGATATTGATGTTGGTGAAGTTGCTGAGTTATGGCGTCGCGGTAGTGTCATTAGTAGCTGGTTACTTGATCTTACTGCGAATGTCCTACGTGATAATCCTTCATTGGATAAATTCGATGAATCAGTACCAGATTCTGGTGAGGGTAGGTGGACTGTCAACACTGCTGTTGATCTCAGTGTTCCCACCCCTGTTATTAGCAATGCTCTGTATGCGCGCTTTAACTCAAGAGGATTAGCATCAACTGGAAATAGACTACTCAGTGCAATGAGATTTATGTTTGGGGGACACACCTAAATGAGCGTATGTATTGGAGCACAGACCCTTATGGGAATAGTTGCTACAGGGGCATTTGGTATGATCACACCTGATGAGGTTAAATCATATGTAATGATTAATCATCAGGTGACTGATGAGGATGAACAGTTTGATTTTGGAGAACCCATGGGTGGGTTTGGCCTTGAATATGATATTCATAGAAATGTAAGGTTGTTTATTGAACACCTATCATCACCTACACAGTGTGATGATTTTCCTGGTGTTAATCATGCTGGAGTAAAAGTTATGGCACCCCTTACAAAGGACCTAACAATTTACTCTGGCATCAGTGTTAATGAATCATCATTTGATAGTAATGATGATTTTTATGGACCACTTGCCTCAATGGGTGTTGAGTATGGTGATAGTATAAAGTTATTTGCTGAACACCTTTCAAGTGTTCATGATTTTAAAACTGGTAGAACATCAGCAGGTATCAAGGTATTTTTCAAATGATATTAGCAGATGCACTTATCTGGGTTGCAATCCCATTTGTATTGATAACACTCTGTTTTGGATTTATCAAGGGTGATAATGTTTACTATGATTCTGATGCCTATGATGGTCATGGTACAGCACACCCTGTGAAATTAGAGGAGACCACCTGTGATGTGAGGGTCAAGGCAGATAGTTTAAGAAAATGCGATCTACCAGAGAGGGAAGATGTCACAGGAAGAGATTAAAATGCGTTATGGTTTTGCCATGACCACACTGGCAAGAATGTATGGGGTAAGGGCAGTCAATGCATCATATAAGATGCATAAGTTCTGCCACCTCTGGGCTGAGTCTGATGAGGAGACACCAGGTGGAACCTTAACTGATGCTAATTTCTACTTTAAAGACAGGTGGGACACCTGGGGAGAGGTAATGTGAATAAATATGTTCTGATAGCATGTTTAAGTCCATTAGTTGTCATATGGATTGTGATGAAACTAAGTTTATGGATTGCAGCAGCCAGCGATGAGCAAAGGTATGTCAGAGCAGAATCCAGAAAACCACACGGACCTTATGTGGCAAACCCATATGAGGATGTTGACGCAGAGGAAGAAGAATTTACAGATCGCACAGATTATAGATGATTCCTTATATCAATATTACACAGTAGAGAGGGATCTTCCTGTTCCCAATTGGAGGATGATTAAGGATCAGAATTGGTGGTATCAATACCTAATAGATATGGGAATGGACCCAAGAAATCCATGAAATTAGAGGAAGCATGTTATTCTTTAAAACTTGAGTGTGCCCTTAGAGAATTAGGATTTGTTGACATTGGGTGGAGAACAGTTGCTCATGCAGGAATTTATTTTGTTGAACCAATTGGGTTTAGAGATGACTGTGGACCAATGGATGAATCCCTAGGTTTTGTTATGGGAGAGCATAGATATACAGAGAACTCAGGAAGTTTGCATTTTATTTTTATTTCTGCTAAAGAAGCACTGGATACAGCATTAAATATATGAATTTACTCCTAAGACCATTGGATAATCCTAATGATCCAGTGTGGTCAGTAATTGTTATGATTGCTATACTTTTGGTGGGTGCATCATATGTTATTGCCTATATATTGAGAATGGAAGAGGATTCTGATGGGAGCAATGGTTCCGCCAAGCAGGAAGAGTTGTTACAACTTCCGTGTAGTGAAGATCAACAGGGTAGTTGATGGAGACACTATAGACGTTACTATTGATTTAGGATTTGACCTACTCAAAAAAGAAAGGGTAAGGGTTGCTGGAGTGGATACACCAGAAAAACGTACCAGAGACTTGGAGGAAAAGGCCCTTGGACTTGATGCAACCAAATGGCTCAAGGAGAAACTGGAAACCACTCTACGTGGTGACTCTGAGTTGTCTGTTAGGACTGAACTTGTTGGTGGGGTTGGGAAATATGGGCGTCTTCTTGGCTGGTTATATGTTGGGGACTCAGAGGTGTCCCTTAACGAACAAATGATTGACGAAGGATATGCTTGGGCTTATGATGGAGGTACAAAGCAAAAGGACTTTGGCCAACTCCGTGAAATCCGCCGTGCTCATGGCACACTTGAATAATATGAGAAACCCACTTAGAGAAAAAATGATTGATGCCCTTATGCAACATGCTAAGGGTCAGATTAAAAAGCATCAGATGAATGTTGAGATTTTTCTCAATAGTCCTGGTGGTATTGGTGAGCATACAGACATCATGGAATCTATTGAAAAGGAAATAGGTCTGATTGCACATTACCACGAACAACTAGAAATCATAGACAAGTACATCGTATGAAATATCTACTCGCACTACTAGCAACACTTTTCCTTGCTGCTCCTGCCTGGGCAGTTGATGTGGCAATGAACTCAGATGGTCTCCTTTTATTTGAGCCATCTGATATCACAATCAGTAAGGGAGAGAGTATCCATTTTGTAAATGGTATGCTCCCACCTCATAATATTATTGTGGAAGGTCGTCCTGATCTTTCCAGAGAATCACTATTCTTCAGTCCTGGTCAGACCCAAGATATTATCTTTGCTGATACTGGAGATTATGATTTTTATTGTGGACATCACCATGCAGCAGGTATGGTGGGCAAAATTCATGTTAAGTAAATGACTAACCCTAATGCTCTTTTTGAGGACATGGAGAAACTGAATGCCCTGTATGAGGAACTCTGTTGGGATCATGATGATGAATTGGTATTCACCCATGACGGAACTGAGGTGATTATTTTTAATAAAACAAAAGAAAAGACAAGGAAAAAATAAACACTGCTATATACATTGACGTAGCAGTAGTATCATGCAGAAAATTGTGAATGTAATTTCAATTTTTTCTGGTATAGTATCCCTTTCAATTGTGGGGGTAACAGGATATGTTGTCATCAATAGAGAATCTATTGTTGAGGGAGTGAAGGAAGAGGTTATTAAGTCTGCAACAGAGGCAGTCAGTGGTGCCCTTCCTGGTCTTGTACAAAATGCAGTTCCAGAACTACCAGGAGCAACTGGTGGTGTATCTGGTGTTGGTGGTGGTATTGGTCTGCCCTTCTAATATGAAAGCATTTAGATGGGCTGCATTGACGGTTGGAACACTGTTTGGTGTTGCTCACATTGGTATCCTGGGTCATCTAATTAGCAAGGATGATCTTCCTGTTATAAATCTACCTGTGGGAGACTATACATCCTACAGTGTTGATGCGACTAGGGATGGATATAGTATAAACTATAACTCTAATGACCCCAAGGTTATGGGTGTTAGAAAAAATATTAACAAGAACAATGGGTTCTTTGGTATTGGTGGAAACTCTGTGATTGTGACTGAAGAGGAGTACACAATGGATGGAGGTCGTCACCTTCAGGGTGGTGACTTGGGAAAGTTGACTGCAAAAAACCTAGAATGTATCAAGCAGGAGGGCGCTGGAGAATCAACAGGAGGGATAGTAGGTGCTAGCATGACAGCAGGACTTGCCCCTGTGCTCTCTGGTATTCCCTATGTTGGATGGTTAGCTGCTGGTTGGGCAACATTATTGGGACAGAATGTAGGGAGTGAACTAGGAGGAGAAATAGCAACATCGTTTAATGATTGCTAATGCCTATTCCTGATATTAGAACAAATAATATTAATATCAGGGATGTTTTTATCCCTGATATGCCCAGGTGGTTGACAAGTGATCCACCTCAAGCATTACCAATATATCCACCAGTTACTGATTTGGTGGGAACCCCAATTGTGAATATGCCTGGTTGTGTGACATCACACAGGGATAGTAGTGAGAATGTAAATCTTAAAGAGGAGGATGATAAAGGATCAGTTACCATCTGTGATGCAGGTACTCCTTCCTTTAATCCCCTCACATATGATCCAAACAATTTAGATCTTAACCAGGATCCACCACCCCCTCCACCCATAAAACCACCAGAAAAACCAAAGGATGTAAAACCTCCTGCTGCTCCAGCACCACCTAAACCACCATCAACTAAGACAGATTGTCCTACCAGGGAGCAGCAGTTAAAGAACCCTGTAGGTAAACTTATAGAGGGTGATAAGAAGATTGTTGCCTATGAGATGGTTGGTAAGGAGTGTCTACCAGTTACAGAGACACTATCAATACCAGATCAGATTGTGCTTAATATCCCTAATGCTGGTGCTGTAACTACTACCGCCTCAATTGCTGTGGTAGCGACAAGTTCTGCGTTGCTTGCAAAGCCTCTTGCTGACCTTTTGTTAAAGGTTGTGAAACCGATAGTGAAGAAGGTATTGAAGAAGGTTGCCTCCTTACGGGGTAAGAAGATCCCGCCACAATCCTCTGCTGAGAGGGTTGCTGAGCAGAGGCAGAGGAATCACGCTGTGAAGGAACTGCGCTCTGTTCGCCCATTGAAGAAGTAGGTTTAGGAATTGAATGTGTGTGTTGTTGAATCACATTCACATTCTGAACCATTACATCAGCACATATCCTTGCATAATTACTCCTGGGATGGAATGTGATTCCTTTCTGCATTAATTCTCCACAGTTCTTGAGTCTTGCTAACTCAAAGTCCAATCTCTTATTGGCAAGTTGTTGTGCCATTAATGCAGTTTGTGTATCTGCTGCCTTCTTACATCGTGCCTGAAGTCCACCATCAAGTGGTAGTGACAGTGTTGCTGAGAGTCCAATACTGGTGCTGTAGTTTCTTGCCTGACCAGTCCTAACTGGTTTCTCCCATAATCTACTGCCTGGATTATCAGGAACACCATCTCCCTGCATCTCCATGACTGTGATGGTCATATCCTGCCCATCCTCATATGCCCTTACGGTCTCACCATCAGAATTTACATATGTCCTGTCATCATACCAGGTCTCCCATGGCCAATTCTTTACATTCTTTTGAACCTCAACCATCCTTCCCTCAAAATCCCTGGCATCATATTGTGGTTCCAGATAATAGGTTTCAAAGGGATCTTTATCATTCCTTGCGTGAGTAATATATGGCGTGAAGTTAGCAGTGGGACCCTGACAACTGATCCCACCACCATATGTGTTTGTGATATATGGTCCCTGTAAAACCTGGATGGCTTGGTTAGTTACAGAACCAGAACTATTAGCAATAGGATTAGCAGTAGCGGATACACCTCCAACATCCGCAGACAAAACCTGAGCAGGGGATAAGGATGTTGTTGCACTTAAAACTATTGCGTGAATATACTTGTTGTATCTGTGACGCTTGTAACCTCTGTTGTTCTTTGAATTACCGTCTGATTTGTTATCCCTGGTCCCTGGTAGGTTGTGGTGAACTGGAATGCCTTTCCTGGTTTTGTTACTGAAAAGTTGGAGTTTCTGAAATCCAAACCAGTGGCTGTGCTTGTTACCTGACCTTCTATTCCACCTAAGGGTGTCATATTCACATTGTTCCTCACTGTTGGTGGCAAAAGGGATTTGCCATTGTTGGAAACATTTGTTCCAGATACTGTGTATTGCCATCCTGTTGCATAGTCAATGGAATTAATTGTCTCAGTCTGTTTAGATGTAGTCTCCGTGTGGGACGTCATAGAACCCTGAGTAAAGTTGGGAACAACTGGGACCGCCATTACTGGCGATCCTAATAGAAAGGTAAGGAGAAATAATTTTCTCATATTTACCTCAATCAATCACAGTAATCTCAGAAACAAATTGTCCTATTGCAGTTGTACCAGCTCCGCCTGCTGTAATAGCAACACCACCATCAGTGGCAATGGTTCCTGCTAGATCTCCAGCAGCACCAGCAGTGTAAGAAGTCTGACTGGAGAAGTTACCAACAGTTCCTACAGTAGGAGCAGAGGTTGGAACAGCATCACCCTGAATGTAGGAGGAGCTAAATGAGAATGCCTCACCAGCAGTCTTCTGAGTGGCAGAGATTGTGCCAGGAGCTGCAATACCACTGGTAATAGCACCAGTAGAGATAGTTCCTGCGGTTGTTCCATCAGTTGTGTTCACATTTGAACCACTGATAGAGTATTGCGAACCCAACCTTGTAGCAGTTGTCCTAGCAGAGTCAACCGTAAGTTGAACACTAGATGACATTTTATGTACCAGACCACCAGCATTCGCTGCTAGTGGGGCTGTCATCAAAAGCATTATTAAAGGAATAAACCTTTTCATGTGTTCTGAGGAGAGACAGTCGCGTCTGTATTTATAAAATGAGTATTTGATGATAGATTTATGTGTTTTAGAATACCCAAAGATAAATAGTTTGTTATCTACTTATGATATCCTTGGACAAAGAACTATCAGATTTGACCCTTAGTAGGGTTGAATGCTCTGTGTGTGGTGCCATATGGTTAAATGGTAATCACATCTGGGCCACTGGAAGGAAGGGAGATGAGGAGACACTGAGTAATCTTGTGTGTGGATTTAAGAATAGTAGGGATTGTATAAATCCAAAGCATAAAAAAGGTCATATATATGGGGACAAAGACACCTGGACGAAGAGAGCAGGTAATATAAAAAAACTTACAGAGGACTTAGATGATGCCTAGGGGACATATTACAAGATATGAAATGCAGTCCAAACTATATCAGGTAAAGGATCAATTGAGAGAAGATACCTGTCCCTCTGAATACAAATATTATGCTGATATGTATCTAAATAAGATATTAGAGTATATTGAAACTTTCAGATACTAATGGCTTGTAGGTCAGCAATACTTATTGATAACTTTCTTTCTCAAGACAAGTTTGATGAAATCTCATCCTTGGTTGCAAACTCATCTTTCTATGAAGGTGCTAAGTTTGAGGAACCCAGAGATGAACTCTGCAGTAAAATAAGAGATTTAGTTCTTGAAAGACTAAGAGAGATTGGTTTGTATCAACATCACTTTCAAGAAGCAGTAAAATTATTTGGTTATAACCAATTCAGACCTTCAGACTATGGACATGGTAACTTCAATGGTCCTCATGTTGATAATGGGGGATATGTATTCTATATTCACCCACATTGGGATGAGGAATGGGGTGGTAGGTTAAGTATCACAAATGCAATAGAAGAGGAATACAAAAGCATATATGCTAAACCAAATAGGTTTATATGGATTGAACCTAGTACCTTACACGATGTTTCATCCACTTCATCTGACACCACTCATAGCAGAGTGACTAACATTGCTTTCATGGGTGGTAACATTCATATTGATCCTATCAATACAGAGTTCATAAATATTTTTACGAGCAACTAATGACTGTGAATAGATTCACTAAACTTATCAAAACTTTGAAGGAGACACCCACAAATAACATGGGTGGAGTGTATTCATTGAATCCAGCAGGATATCGTCTCAGAAAACCTGATAGACCTAAAAAGTTTTATCCTGATGTTGATGGTAACTTCCCTGATGGTATTCCAGGCAATGCAGGAGAGGTTTTCTATGAGAGACCTGAGGGTTTTTGGGATGGAGGAAATGATTGGGGAGAAGTAAATAAAGCAGATGCAAGTCAGGACTATCTGAGTGATGATCCTACTGGAAAAAATACAGATGGATTGATAGCAGATGATGGCACTGTCAAATCACCACTACCACCCAATAGTAGACATTTTATTTTAGGTCCATTAGTTGATGGTTATGTGCAGAATCATGGAAGCGATAATTTTACAAACATTGGGTATTTGCAAAAAGATACAAGACAATTTGTTTTACTTGCAACAGTTCAAGGACAATTAACTGCTGATTTGCATCAAGCAGGAGCAAGGGTCTGGAATGGGGAATCAAACCAGATACATTTTACTAATTCCAACTTCACTCTTGATATGGCACTATGGATGAGAGAAAGAATTTTAGGTGGAAACTTTGCCGCAAATATTCCATACTTTTATAGTGGTGGTGTGCCTCAAGAACCCATCAGTGGTGGTCCAAGTTGCCCCAACTGTCCTCCTAATATGTTTGGTGGAGTAGGACCTGGAATGGGACCAGGTAATGGTGTAGGTTCAGGAGGATCACCAAATCTAGGAGATGGTCCAAATCTAAATGGACCATCCCAATCAGGAGATGATAAAGATGCAGGTGGCCCATTCCTTGATCTACTTGGTGGACCACTTAGTGCTCTCATTGGTGGACTTGGTAATCTGGCACGTAGAAGCGCACTGGGACAATATACTACTACTCTTCTTGATGTATTAACTAATAGAATTGGTACAGGCATTCCAGCATTAGACTATTCTACGAATATTGCAAAGTCAATTCTTATGAACCAACCAATAGAAGTAAATCAATCAGATATTCCACAAAGTACAATTGATAAACTTGCTAACAATATTCCAGATTCTGCTATTGGAATTGATATTAAGGTGACTTCTGAACCAATTCCATATTCTGATGATAATTTTTATGTTGATAAAAATGGACAAGTTAATACACATACACCACAGACTTTAATACAATATCCAAACAATACTGGACCAGTTTCCTATATGACTCGTTCAGAAATGGGTTTCGCTGGAAGAAATAATCCATTAGCAGCTGCTGGACAGGCACAGGCACAAATAGTTGTTCCTCCAGATGGTAGTGAACCATACATGTTATATACAGACCATGCATATCATAATCTTGAATCAAAAGATCCTGGAGAGGTTCCTGATCCATTAAAACAAGCTATATCTGATTTGGTCCATTCAGTTAGATATTCAGAACCACCCAAGTCTGATAGATATGGAGAAGGTTCAGGTGGTGGTATTGACACTACAACACCAAATACTGGAGGAATGGCAGGATACCCATCAAATATTAGAGGTGATGTAAAGACTGAGGTTAAAGTACCACTTTCTAAATTGTCACCAAAAGCACAAGAAAAAGTTAAGTTAGTTACAAACAATCCTACAGTATTCAATGATAATCCAATTAATCAAACTAAAAATGAATCATATAGACCTAAGTTCTTAGACAATAGGGAGAGAAAAACAATAACTGAGGGAATTTCTAATCAGAAAAGAATCCTTAGGGAAATTAGAAAACCTGTTGAGATTAAAGAGGCACCTACTAAGTATAAGATTAATTTTTCTAATCAAGATACTTCAAGTTCACAGACTGATGAATTAGTAGGTAGAGCAATTGCTAGAGGTCAGCAGTGGGCATCAGATAATAAAAGATGGTCTGGTTATGAGACAACTGAGAAAGATAATATTATTCAAGATAGGGTTGGTCATGGAAAACAAGCATTTGATTATATGATTGAACAAGGAACTAAGAAGAGTGAATGGCGTACAAGAGAAATGCAGGAAGAACTAAATTTGATTGCTCATGAAAAAGCAATGTTAAGGGAGAACCCTGACTTCAAGAGTCCTTTTGGCAATGTAGAAGTTTCTACAACTGAAAAAAATATTAAAAACTTTGAGAAAGTGAATAGGATTAAGCAAATTGTAACTGATAAAAAAGTGTTTAATAATAAGGAAATCAAACCTGAGTATCCTTCTGACCCTGCACCACAAGGTGAGGTACATCCTAAACTTCAGTCTGGTGAGAACACTGCTGCCAAGTATAAAAGATTGGATCCCATCTCTGCTAAGTCAATGCCTGATACTGCTTATCCACAGATTGATGATTTCAGAGATAAGGCTCGTAAGAAACCTAAGTAATCCTTTATCATCCTGGACAAGCCCATCCTAGACGGTTTTAGAACTGGTGTCAAGGGGTTGACAGATGGTGAGTTATGCCTTAATATAAATACATGGACGGGGTGAGGATTTCCTCACCATCCAATCACGCCTCACCAGGACTAAACAGCGTGTCTAAACAACAGTCCTTAATACCTGATCTGGAGGGTAGATCAGGAATATTCTAACCAGTGTTCCCCGCACTATTACATAACCCTTTTAAGACAATGGCTTCAACACTTACACGCCAACAAGGCGTATCATCCTGGGAACAGTTTTGTTCCTGGGTTACCAGCACCAATAACCGCCTCTACGTAGGTTGGTTTGGAGTCCTCATGATTCCTACCCTGCTGGCTGCTACAATCTGCTTCATTGTTGCCTTCGTGGCAGCACCCCCTGTAGACATTGATGGCATCAGAGAACCAGTTGCTGGTTCACTCATCTATGGAAACAACATCATCTCTGGTGCTGTTGTTCCTAGTTCTAATGCTATTGGTCTCCACTTCTACCCCATCTGGGAAGCTGCCTCACTTGATGAGTGGCTCTACAATGGTGGTCCTTACCAGTTGGTAGTCTTCCACTTCCTCATTGGCATCTTCTGCTACATGGGTCGTGAGTGGGAACTTTCCTACAGACTGGGTATGCGCCCCTGGATCTGCGTTGCTTACAGTGCTCCTGTTGCTGCTGCATCTGCTGTATTCCTGGTATATCCTTTTGGTCAAGGTTCATTCTCTGATGGTATGCCTCTTGGCATCTCTGGTACATTCAACTTCATGCTTGTATTCCAGGCTGAGCACAACATCCTGATGCACCCCTTCCACATGCTGGGAGTTGCTGGTGTCTTTGGTGGTTCACTGTTCTCTGCGATGCATGGTTCACTGGTTACATCTTCACTGGTTCGTGAGACCACTGAAAATGATTCACTCAACTATGGTTACAAGTTTGGACAAGAAGAAGAGACCTACAACATTGTTGCTGCTCATGGATACTTTGGTCGTCTGATCTTCCAATATGCATCCTTCAACAACAGCAGAAGTCTGCACTTCTTCCTGGCTGCATGGCCTGTAATTGGCATCTGGTTCACTGCTCTTGGTGTCAGCACCATGGCATTCAACCTCAATGGTTTCAACTTCAACCAGTCCATCCTTGATGGTCAGGGTAGAGTTCTGAACACCTGGGCAGATGTCCTTAACAGAGCAAACCTGGGTATGGAAGTTATGCATGAAAGAAATGCACACAACTTCCCCCTTGACCTTGCTGCTGTGGAAACAACCCCTGTGGCATGTCTCTCTGCTCCCGCAGTTGGTTGATAAAATAGAATAGATTCAAGAGAGGGTCTTATGACCCTCTATTTTTTTCTATCCCTATGTTAAGATTTGTATGCCATACTTTGAACAAACTTCCAATGAACCATACGACAGGCATCAATATCAGTTAGAATCTGATGGTAAGTCCATTATATTTGATGATTATGATCAACTAAGATCTCACTGGTTTGAGTGTGCTCGTAATTGGGGTGATTGTACAGTCACTGTATTGGATAGAAAAGAAAGTAAGAAAAAAACTAATGGAGGTTTTAAATAGTCATGGTTGCTTCAACTTTACAACCAACACAGAGAGGGTGGTTTGATGTCCTGGATGACTGGCTTAAACGCGATAGGTTCGTTTTTGTGGGTTGGTCTGGTATTCTCCTTTTCCCTACAGCTTATCTTGCTATTGGTGGGTGGCTTACTGGCACTACTTTTGTCACCAGTTGGTACACCCACGGACTGGCAAGTTCTTATCTTGAAGGCGCGAATTTCCTTACAGCAGCAGTCTCAACGCCTGCTGATGCTATGGGTCATAGTCTTCTTCTTCTCTGGGGTCCTGAGGCTCAGGGAAGTTTCATCAGGTGGTGCCAACTTGGAGGGCTTTGGTCCTTTGTTGCTCTCCACGGTGCATTCGCTCTAATCGGTTTCATGCTCCGCCAGTTTGAACTGGCACGTCTCATCGGTATCCGTCCCTACAATGCTATTGCTTTTTCTGGTCCTATCGCTGTCTTTGTTAGCGTCTTTTTCATCTACCCTCTGGGTCAATCAAGCTGGTTTTTCGCTCCATCTTTTGGAGTGGCAGCAATTTTTAGATTCCTACTCTTCCTTCAAGGATTCCACAACTGGACCTTGAATCCATTTCATATGATGGGAGTGGCAGGTATCCTGGGTGGAGCACTTCTGTCTGCTATTCACGGAGTCACAGTTGAAAACACCCTCTTTGAGGATGGAGAACAGTCCACTACTTTTGGTGGTTTTGAACCCACGCAAGAGGAGGAGACTTATTCAATGGTCACTGCGAACAGATTTTGGTCACAGATTTTCGGCATTGCTTTTAGTAACAAGCGCTGGCTTCATTTCTTTATGCTCTTTGTTCCAGTTATGGGACTCTGGGTTTCCAGCATTGGGATTATTGGTCTTGCTCTCAACCTTCGTGCTTATGACTTTGTTAGTCAGGAGCTTAGAGCGGCTGAGGATCCAGAGTTTGAGACTTTTTACACCAAGAATATTCTCTTGAATGAGGGTCTCAGAGCATGGATGGCACCTGCTGACCAACCACATGAGAACTTTGTATTCCCTGAGGAAGTTCTTCCAAGAGGTAATGCACTGTGATTGAATCAATTGCCACATTTACTTTGGCTTTTGGTATTGGTTACTTATCAGTTAAACTGGTAAGAACCATCTATAATATGTCTAGAATTTTATATGAAAATTTCAGACACATGGGGTAATAAAATGCTAGGAATAGAGGTATTTGTTTACTTTGTTCTTTTTGCAATTATTGCAGGTTCTGCTTTTGCAATGATGTGGGCTAATGTTCAATCCATCAATGTGGATATGAAACCCAGACCACAACATCCAGAAGCACCTGCACCTGGTGAGGAAGTCATGTATGTTGACCTATCAAGGGAAAAACTGGAAAGACTTTACAAAGGTGATGATACTTGATATACTAAGAGGGTTCATACCCTCTTTTTTTATGCTTGGAAATCTTGAACCAGAAGAATCTGTCATGGAAAACTCTGTGGTAGATCAGATTGCAGTAATAGCAAATAAACTGGGTTGGGAAGTTGGAGACAACCTTGTTGTGGAGATTGGAGGTTGCTCTGTCTCTGGTATTGATGTGGGGGAGGTCTACAATAAGAAATGGCAATCACCCCTTGGCACTATTAAGTATAATAAGGATGCTTTCATCATTATAAGTAATGAATCTCGTAGGGACCTAACTAAGTCAGTACCATTCAAAGAGGGTGAGTTTAAACCTGCCCATCCATACAATGCTGACAATAATAAATCATCTTAGTGCCTTCTGGGCTGTTGTTGTTATGAACTGTATTCAACCTGTGAACTGGGAACAGTGTTTGCCAGTTCATAAATGGTTGCTTCCTGAACTTCAACAGGGAATCAATATGTATTTTGATGATGAAAAATCTTTTTTATATAAATCTGAAAGGGAGTATTTAACTAAATGAAAATCTTTCTGGATACAGCAGATACTGATACCATTAAAAAGTATTTTGAGACTGGAATGGTTGATGGGGTCACAACTAACCCCACATTGATCATGAAGGCAGGTAAAAGACCTGATGATGTCTATCAGGAGATCAAGGATATTGGGGTTCCTGACATCAGTATGGAGGTCATGGGTGATGCCAATGAGATGTATAATGAGGGTCTGAGACTGGTTGACAAATTTGGTGGTGCCAGTACAATCAAGGTGCCCTGTACAAGGGAAGGGTTGAGGGCCTGTAAGGCACTCTCTGGTGAGAAGGTCAGAACCAATGTCACGCTCATCTTCTGTGCTGCTCAGGCAGTCCTGGCTGCCAAGGCAGGGGCATCCTATGTCAGTCCCTTTGTAGGCAGGTTGGATGACCAATCAGTGGCAGGTCTGGAGGTTGTCAGGAGCATCTCTGAACTGTATCGTATTCATGGTATTAGGACACAGGTTCTCTCTGCCTCAATTAGATCTGTTCAAAGAGCAATCAGATCTTGGTACAATGGTGCTGAGATTGTTACAATGCCACCTAGTGTCCTGGAACAGATGTATGACCACATGCTAACTAATGATGGTATGCAAAAGTTTGAGACTGACTGGGAAGAGGTTGTTAGAACTAACTTTGTACCTGTGAGTAACATCCTATGATCTCAGATCATGTGGTCATACATGAGTTAAAGGAGGTATGGTTCAAGGGTGATTATCCCACCTGCATGGCCTACTCTCAAATGGTTGATAAGAACTACCCTGGATACAAGGTCTGCATATGCTCCTGGGATAGTTTTTTTAAACTTAAAAAAGATCCATCAATTAGAGACACATGGAAGTAGAAAGGTACATAGTATATTCTAAGAATGGATGCCCTTATTGTACTAAAATCATTAAGGTTTTAGAGCTTGCAGAACTTCCACACATTGTGTATAAGATGGGGAAACACTTCACCAGGGAAGAATATTTTTATCACTTTGGTCAGGATGCCACCTTCCCAAAAGTTAAACATGGTGATAAGATAATTGGTGGATGTATGGAAACAGTTAAATATCTCAAAGAAAACAATTTGGTTTAATGGACAAAGGTTGGGAACTCTATCAAATGTATGATGTTGTTGAACACACTATTGATTATGCCTTTAAGGGTAAGTTCATGCTTAACATGTATGAATACCTTCATAGCATCAAGGCAACAAAGAGGGATGTAGAATCATTCATTGATTCTCCTGCAGCTGCTGAGATTAATACTTTGATTCTTGACCTTGAAGATTATTTGGAGGGTGGTAATGACTCTGAACACAAACAATTGAGAGAGGGTTATGGTCATCTGGGTAAACCAGAGGCACGCAAGATCAAAGATTATTTGTACAATTTACTACAGGATGCTTGGAAGTATGAGCAAGAAAAAAGACCAGGAAGAAAAAGAAGGAGGACCTCTAAATAAAACTACCAGTAACTTAACTCATATTAACCGTGGGGTAGAGTTACTACTTAGAAAGAGGAGGAAGACTTCAGTTCCAAAGACTTTTCAAGTAAGATTTGGAAATATGCTCTCCTTCTTAAACAGAGACATAGAGTTCTATTTTCATTTCTACTTGGACTTTAGAAAAAAGAATCCAGGAGAGTAAAATGTTAGCTGTAACTCTAACTCTATCATCAATCATTTCAATTTTATTTCTAATTGTTGGTGGTGTGGTAGGATATCTTGTAAAAGAATATGTCTATGAGAGGAATGCACAATACATTCCAACACACCCAGAATGTTTTGATGAGAATGGACAATTTATAGCAGATGATATTCTTGCTGTAAGATTTGAAAACCCTGAAGACTTTTCTGAGTCAGAATAAATATTCACACTGAATTGAAAAACCATGGCAACATCTACATCTACAAAACTTCCACCTAATCCATTCCTCCATGAGATCCTTGATCTTGTGAGCAAGCAAAGAACTCTCAAAAAGAAAATTGAGATTCTCAAAAAATATGAATGTGATGCGTTGAAGTCTGTTTTGATTTGGAACTTTGATGAGACTGCTATCAGTGTAATGCCTGAGGGTCAGGTGCCTTATAAAAAGAATGAAGCACCTTTGGGCACTGATCATACCTCCCTTAGAAAGGAGTGGAAGAATCTCTACCACTTTGTCAAGGGTGGTAATGACTCCCTATCTTCACTTAGAAGGGAGTCAATGTTCATTCAACTATTGGAAGGACTTCACCCAGATGAAGCAGAGATTATCTGCCTGGTCAAAGATAGTCAACTAACATCAAAATACAAACTTAAAAAAGAAACAGTTGAAGAAGCATATCCTGACATCAAATGGGGAGATAGAATCTGATGGGAATTAAAATCATTCATGAGGCATGTGATCCTGAGCTTTCAAAGGACAAGAGCCTACCTTATACAGCATATCTTGTTAAGTATTTGAAAGAGGGTCAGGTGACCTATGACATCACAAACTGTGGTAAGCAAACAGAACTGTTTGACCATTACTATGATACTTACAAAAAAGATTTCATTAGATTTGATCAAGCAGAGGGTAGAATTAATCCCAAAATGTGGGGCAATAAACCACCTGAGGAGAAGAAGAAATGAATTCTGATGAGGAACTAGAAAAACAGATTAATTCTATTATCAGGGATGAGATTCAAGATGTGATTAATGATTATGTTGACTCTAAGGAGGAGACAAAGAAAGCAGGTCTTGGATTTGTTGAGAATGAGGATAAGTTAAAGGTAAATATATCCAAGGGTGAGGTGGCAAAACTTATCAAGCAGTATAAAAAATTAAAGAAACAAGAGAAATCTAATCTATCTCAGGTAAAGAAACTGGGACTATTGGATAAAAACGGAAATCCCCTTTAGATAAATGCTCTCAACAAAATACAGACTTAGATTGGAGTTTATCTGCTCACGTATTATCAATGGTGAGGAGGTCAATCTTGATGATATGATCTGGGCAAACAAGTTAGCCAAGGCAAACAGAAGTGCATATGAAATGTTGAACAAGGCAAGAAGAATTGCTGCCAACCCTGATGTTGAAAGGGGTGGTCTTGATGATTTTATGATACAGATGGGACTGGGGGATCCTGACCCATCTAATCACACAAAGGGATTCCAAAACACAGACGAGATAGCAGAGTGGTTTCACCAAGATAGGACAGATGACTGGAGGCAACGTGACTAAGGTTCAAGCAGTAATATGGTCTAACCATAGTCTGGAGTGTGAAAGGGCAGAGAGTCTTCTACGCAGTGTTGATGAGGATGTGAGGGTCTTCTATCTTGATGAGGACTTTACACAGAGACAATTCAATGCTGAGTTTGGTATGGATGCAGAGTATCCTCAGGTTCAGGTTGGTGTTGACCATAGGGGAACCCTGAAGGAGACCCTTCATTACCTGAAGAATTTAGAAAGAATAAACTAATGTGTATAAACCAACACATTGACACATAAATAAAGATGGTCTATAATAGACCTGTCGTTCATCTCATAAGAGACGCAAGTAAGTCGCGGAACGGAGCGTTCATCCCATGATTAATTTTTTACTTTACGCTGATTTGAAGTGTACTGATGCTGTTGATATTATCAACAGGGTTAAGGCACACGATAAAATGAATAGTATTGTCAAGAAGGAAATCATTCTTACCATTGAGGAATCAACCCCTCACTGCCCATGGGACGCAAACGACTAAAGGAACGGATCTCTAATCCAACTACTTTAGGAGTAATCATCATGAATACACTTAACCTTATCCGCAAGCAGATCAAAAAGGCTGCTGCCCTGCATGACGCTCAGATCTCTCATACCACATATCGTGGTGTTGAGTATGATACACGTTGTGTTGAGTCCACTGAGACTCATGGCACCTTCTGCTATCGTGGACGTACTTACACCAAATGATTGCCAAAACAATCAGAAGATGATATCATGGGGGTGAAGACCCCCATTTTTTTATGGAAAAGGATAAACTTAAAAAGATCATTTCTAAGTTGAAACTTATTGTTGATGAGTTGGAATCAGAGGTTTACTCTGATCCACAGGCATATAAGTATGATACTAAATATGATATTCCTATTGCAGACTATGATGAGGTATTCAATGACGATGATGGGTATCCAGACTAATGTATGAAGAATTAGACACATTTGAGAGAGCACTTCAACACTTTGGAACAAGGGTTGAGTGCTTTACTGCCATGGAGATGGGTGGTAAGATTAGTGCTGAGGATGCTTATCAAGCAATCAAAGCAGAACTTAGAGAGCTTAAAAAAGTTAGGAAAGCAGAAAAGAAATGAATCATCATGCAACTCTTTTATCAGTAACACCAGATGCTGAAAAGCATATTGCTTACTGTGCTCGTGTTTCAAATCCTAAGAATCAGGACAATGATTCCTTTGAGGGTCTTCTTAAATACTGTATCAAGCACAAGCATTGGAGTATTTTTGAGCAAGCATTTATGACCCTTGAGTTGTCCACAACCAGGGCAATTGCAGCTCAGGTGCTGCGTCATAGATCTTTCACATACCAAGAGTTCTCTCAAAGGTATGCTGATTCCTCACTGTTGGGTAAACAGATTCCACTTCCAGAATTGAGAAGGCAGGACACAAAGAATCGTCAGAACAGTACAGATGATTTGGATCCTTTTGAAAATCAGAAGATGCAGATTCAAATGCAGACCCTGTTTGATTCCTCCATGGCATTATATGAACAGATGCTTGATAGGGGCGTGGCAAAGGAGTGTGCTCGTAATGTGCTTCCCATGTGTATCCCTACTAAAATGTACATGAGCGGTTCAATTCGTTCATGGGTTCATTACATAGATCTGAGGTCTGCTAATGGTACACAGAAGGAACACATGGACCTTGCTAACTCCTGTAAGGAAATCTTTGTTGAGCAGTTTCCTACTATTTCCCAGGCACTTGACTGGTCTTAATAAATAAAAATACTCTGAGGTAACTTTATGGCAACATACCCTGTTCTAAACAAAGAAACTGGGGAACAGAAGGAAGTAAGTATGAGTGTTCATGACTGGGATCAATGGAAAATTGATAATCCTGAATGGGAACGATATTTTACTCCTGAAAATTCACCAGGCATGGGAATTGAAGTTGGTGAATGGAGAGACAAACTTGTGAATAAAAATCCTGGATGGGGTGAAGTTCTTAAGAAAGCAGAAAAATCAGGAGGTATTTCTGGAAGATTAGCAAGAACCAGAAATCTGGGAACAACACAAGGTAATGATTAAATAGTAGTATGCCAAGAAAAAGTAAAGCAGGAATTGGAAGCACTAATAATCCAGTGCCCTTTGGTATGAGTAACAAGACTATGAAAAGAAAAAAACCAATCAATCTTGATTATATCAAGAAGATTGAAGCCCTTACAGAGAATCAAGATCTCTTCTTTCAGGAATACACCAAAGACCAACACACTGTTGCTTACGGATGTGCTGGCACTGGAAAGACCTTTATTACCCTTTATAATGCACTTAAGGATGTCTTAGATCAAAAGACACCTTATGAGAAGATCTACATTGTGAGGTCCCTTGTACCTACAAGAGAGATTGGTTTCCTACCTGGTGATCATGAGGACAAATCAGACATCTATCAGATTCCCTATAAGAATATGGTAAAATATATGTTTGAGATGCCTGATGACAATGCTTTTGAAATGCTGTATGCTAATCTGAAAGCACAGGGCACTATTAGTTTTTGGAGCACATCCTTTATCAGGGGAACAACCTTTGATAATGCTATTCTCATTGTTGATGAGTTCCAGAATCTGAACTTCCATGAGCTTGACTCAATCATTACAAGGGTGGGTGAAAACTCCAAGATTCATTTCTGTGGTGATGCGACCCAAACTGATTTGGTCAAGACAGGTGAAAAGAATGGAATAATTGATTTCATTCGCATCCTTAAGAACATGCCTTCATTCAGTATGGTAGAGTTTGGACCAGAAGACATCTGTAGAAGTGGTCTGGTCAAGGAATACATTGTAGCAAAACATGAATTAGGTATGTAATGTTCACACACATTGAAGTTGATTATCCTAGTCTCACAAGAGAGACTATTGATGGTGTAAGATATTATGACACACCAGATGGTAAAAAATTAGTTTCCATCACTTCCATTATTAGTCATTACCAACGTGAAATCTTCAGGGAGTGGAGGGCAAAGGTAGGTAATGATGAAGCAAACAGAGTCACCAAACAGGCAACATCTAGGGGCACAGACTTTCATAGTCTTGCTGAGTCTCATCTTCTTAACCGCAAACTACCTGGAGTCCAACCACTTTCGCAGTACCTTTTTGTACAGGCAAAACCTACCCTGGATAAGATAGATAATGTCCATGCTATTGAGCAATCCCTATTCAGTTATGAACTGGGTGTTGCTGGTACTGTGGATTGTATTGCTGAATATGATGGAGAACTTGCTGTAATTGATTTCAAGACATCAAAGAAACCCAAACCAAGGGCATGGGTGGATAGTCACTTTGTACAATGTGCAGCCTATGCTTGCATGTTATATGAGATGACTGGTATAATGGTTAAGAAGTTCATTATTATTATGACATGCGAGGATGGAGAGGTTAAGGTCTATGAAGAATATGATAAGCGTAAGTACATCAACTTACTCTCCAAATATATTAGAGAGTTTGTTGAATATAAGTTATCAGATTATGCCACAGTCAACTGAAGACAGCATCAATAAACTTATAGAGAATAAGTTCTACTCTTCAAAGAAATTTGCTGAGGAGATAGAGGGCATTGCTCATGATAATAAAGACATGTCATACATTGATGCCATTGTCTTCTTCTGTGAAAAGAATAATGTGGACATTGAATCAGTTCCTAAGTTGATGTCCAAACCCCTGAAAGAAAAATTGAAGTGTGAGGCAATGGAACTGAACCTCCTCAAAAAAACTAGTCATGCTAAACTTCCATTATGATTCCTAAGGTGACACCTTTTGATGCTTACAAATCCTATCTTGGTTTAAAGAACCACTTCACAAAAGAAAAGTATGACTACCATAGATATGGTGGTAAGTCACGTGCTTCTCTTGAAAGTTTCTATAAGAGACGTGATAGGTACTTCTTTGAAAAACTTAGTAGACAGAAAGATGATGCAGAAGTGGTGGAGTTTTTTGTTAGCAATTTTGTCAGTTGTGACGATCCACAATCTCTTTGGATTGGAGAGATCGTCAGAAATGGAGAACAAAACTACACAGACTGGAAAAAAAGACTCCAATCCCTGAGTTATACATTTAAAACAGAGATTGAAAATGTATTTACTGGTAAGAAATTTGATGATATGTTTCACATTCAGGGAACAAAACACCCACTCATTGTGAAAGAACATCTTGGTAAAAATATCTCCCTGGAATCTCTGGTTCTCTTAAATAAAGTTATAGGATTCAAAAATAACTTTGATAAAAAACTTGATGATCCAGTATGGAAATTTCTCTCTATGAGGATGTCTAAGTATGATTCATTCCTACATATTGATGTTATTAAGTACAGAAAAATTCTCAAAAGTATAGTAGTATGAGTTTCTTCGATTCAGAATTTGTTAAGAAGGAGATGCAGGATATTACTGATCTCCAAGAGAAAATCTATCAGAGTGTGTTCAAGTTTCATGTCATGGATGGCGATGAAAAACTTGAACATATTGATATGCTTGAAGAACTTTTAATCAAACAACAAGTTCTTTATACCAGACTCAGTTTGTCTCAGGATCCAGCAGCACAGGAGATGAAAGAGAACATCATGCAGGAGGCAAGGATGATTGGGTTCCCAGAGAACACTGATCTGCCAACAGTGTTTAAAAATATGACTGCCATGATCAACAACATGAAAAGGACCATCAGAAATCAGGGTTGACAACCCTGCCTAAATACCTTATATTAGAGGCTGCCTGATCCTCTACCAAGCTAAAGGACACAGACCAAATACATTCAATACGGAGAATACAAACAATGTCTTTTAAAGACCTTAAAAAGCAAAGTTCTTTGGGCGCCTTGACCAACAAATTGGTTAAGGAAGCTGACAAGATGAATAACAAAGGTGGGGGTGCAGATGAGCGTCTCTGGAAACCAGAGATGGACAAGTCAGGTAATGGTTATGCTGTAATTCGTTTCCTGCCTGCTCCTGAAGGAGAAGATCTCCCTTGGGTGAAACTCTTTTCCCATGCCTTCCAAGGACCTGGTGGATGGTATATTGAAAACTCCCTGACTACTGTGGGAGGAAAGGACCCTGTAGGAGAATTGAACAGGGAACTCTGGAACAGTGGTAATGAATCAGATAAGGATACTGTGCGCAAGCAAAAGCGTAAACTGTCCTTCTATGCCAACATTTATGTTGTCAAAGATCCTGCTAATCCACAGAATGAAGGAGGTGTATTCCTCTATAAGTTTGGCAAGAAGATCTTTGATAAGATCATGGGTGCAATGCAACCTGAATTTGAGGATGAAACTCCAATCAATCCTTTTGACTTCTGGCAGGGTGCTAACTTTAAACTGAAGTTGAAGAAGGTTGCTGGTTACTGGAACTATGACTCCTCTGAGTTTGATAGTCAGAGTCCTCTCCTGGATGATGATGATGCCCTTGAGGCACTTTGGAAGAAGCAGTATTCACTTTCTGCCTTCACTGCTGCAGATCAGTTTAAATCCTATGATGATCTGAAGAAGCGTCTTGATTATGTTCTTGGGAATAAGTCAACACGTAGAGCACCAGTAGAGGAGGAAACAGAATATGATAACTATGCAGCAACAGAACAAAAGAGTGTCAGTGAAGAAGAAGTCATGCGAAAGCTTGAAGATTCTTACAAGGCATCAAAAGTTACTGATGCAGCACCCTCTGTTGATGACAATGATGATGGCGACGATGCTATGTCATATTTTGCTAAACTCGCAGACTCCTGATTAATAGAGATTTATATTCTCTCCTTTCACTATATTTCTATTGACATATTGAGAACTACCTTCTGGATATGTCATTAGTTTTTGAATCTCATTTACAACAGTTTGAATTAAGGTATCTTTAAGTATGAATATATTCCTTTTATTGTCTTGAATATTTACTTCATACTCATAATTTGATACAGACTTAGTGATGCCAGTAACAATTTTTTGTTGTTGTAAAGCAACATCAAAGTAAGAAAAACTGTAATCAGAAGGGACTTCAAGTCCCTTTTTTAGTATGGTTAAGTTGTTGGTAGAGTCTTTTACCTCAATAGATTCATAGTGATGAGGTGAGTCATAATTTTCTACACCATA